TAACAATTATAGGGTGTTCAAACCACCTACGAAGATCTTACCATAGAATTCTGGACGAACCATTTTCTTAGCGTAACGAGTCATCACACCTTTTCTTGGAGTGAAGTTCGATGGATCATAAACAAGTGGTGTCATCATCAACGGAATATATGGAGCATATACCGCACCAGTCTCAAGGAACTGACTTCCACGGTATCCTAATAGGATAGCATTTTCAGTCATATATGGGTTTTTATAAACTTGGTAACGATTGTTGATCGCACCAACTTTTTGTACACCCATAGCAAAGTTCATCTTGTTACCGTCAGTATCAGCAGCATATCCTGGGATAGACTCGAGGATAGTTGCTACAGTTGGAGAACATACTAAGAAGTTCGCTCCACCGCGCATTGTCAACTGATGAATTTTGTTTGAAATCTTTTGGATTTTAGTTCCTAAAGTTTGGAACCAAGTTCCTTGGTTGTATGCCAATGCAGAAGCAGAAGTGCTATCTAAAGCAAATGTGCTAGTTGCAGCATCCCAAGTATATCCAACTTTTGCTGACCAGTAATCAGTTGATTGAGCATTTTGAATTAACATGTCTAAGATTTCTAAGTCAATCTCTTGAGAGATGTACTCAGACAACATGCTAGTCAATTCAGCCTCAGCATCAATTGAGTGGTAAGCATTTAAGTCTTGAGCGAATTCAGGAGACCAAATTGCCTTTAACTTACGAGTCTTAGCAACGATTGCTTCAGAACGAAGTTCTAAGTTGATCTCTGGGATCATTAAGTTATCGTTAGGATCACCGTTGTTATAAGTTGCAGTTGGATCTTCAAAATCACCACGAGTTGAATCGGTAGGTTGCTTATGATAAACAACATATACTGAATTAAATGTAGATGCAGGATCGATCAAGAAATCAACGTGACCTTTATCTTGAGAGATTCTAGTGAACTCAGGATAAACACCAGTTAAACCAGTAGCACCTACGTTGAAAGCACGAATACCTTTTGGATCAAATCCTTCGATAGAACCAGTTGGTACAGAAAGGATAGTAAATCCAGACAATCCGTTAGCTACAACAGACGAAGAAAATTCTGCGTTATAGTTAGTAACCCAATCAAATTGTGCTTGTGTCAATGCAGAATTACTAGTAAATACACCAGTACCAACAGCTACAGATCCAGTACGGAAACTTGTAACAACGTCAGCTAAAGTATTTGTAGATGAAGTAACATCATTGATAGAATATCCGAAACGACCAGCACCGTAAAGACCTTCAGCAGGAGCACCAGTAGTGCCTTTGTCTGAATCGGTAACACCGAATACAGAATCCATTTGAGAATTACGACCTTGACCAGTTAAGAAATCATTTCCACCAGTTGCAGTTCCGTACTTAGTACCTTGAGCTGTACCATATTTGAAATCCAAATAGAATACAAGACCTGATGGTAAGTTCATTGGTTGTACACTAACGAAATCTTTTGCTGCAATCTCAGCGAAGATACGACGTACAAGTGGTAAAGCTACACCAGCCCATTGCTCTGCATTAGAGTCAGTACCAGTAGAGTTAGCTTCAGTTACAAGTTGCTTAGCTTGGTTTTCTAAAAGAACAGCCATGCCTTTGCGCTCAACCTCATTTGCTAAACCTTCCAAAAGACCGGTTCTTTCCCACTTCTTTTCAAGTGCGATAGATACAGCGTTTTGGTTTGCTTGTGCATTATGAGGTAATAAAGAATTTAAATTCATTTTTTTTCCTCTTTGTTAATTAAAGATTAGCTAATTTTTTCCAACGAGCCGCTAATGCAGTGCTTTCAGAAAGAATTTCTTTCTTTGGAGCAGTGCTACGTACTGGTTTAGAAGCATAGCTTTCTTTGATGTTTTGTTTTTTGTTGTTTTTAGAAACAGTTAATGATTCGCAGATTGTGCTAAATACTAACTTCACTTCACGCAAGTTTGATGCGCGATCAAAGTTTTCAATAACTTTCATCTTTTGAGATTCATTTAATTCAAAGTTTCTAAACAACTTGTTTGAAAATAATAATTTCGCATTAAGAAGATTAACTTCGTTGATCTTGTTTTTCAAGAATTTGATAACACGATATGCTTCTTCTACTTTCGCAGATTCCTCATCTTCGCCTTCACCTTCCTTAACAACATCTTCTTCTTCATCTTCGCCCTCAGTTACAGGCTCTTCTTCCATGTCTTCTTCACCTTCAGCTTCACGTAAAGCTTCGATAATTTCTTCGATAGAAATGTCACCTTCTCCTGGATCTTCCGTTGAAGATGCAGTTTTGTCAACTTTGTTGTCCCCTTGTCCGATATCAGAAGAATCTAAATCTTCTTCTAAGTCTTCGTCATCAGAACCTTCAAGTTCACGAATGATTGCTTCTAAATCCAAGTCTTCTTCAGAACCATCTTCACCTTCTTCTAGATCTGCATCTTGTTGAGTTTCAGCTGGAGCGGTATCATAATCCTCTTCAGCGCCCTCTTCAGTCATTTCTGCTTCTGGCGTTTCGATTTCTTCTTCTTCGTACATATCTTCTTCTTCAGCTTCTTCAGCTAAACGAGCAGACAACATCGATTGAAGTCTTGGAGTAAAAGCTTCTTCTAATGCAATTTTTGCGTTTGCCAATGCAGTTTCGCGTACAGCTTTAGCATCAGCAATTGCTTCTTTTAACAATTTGTTCATTGCTTTTCCTCGTATTTAATTTGGAAATAAGATTATTGGAATCTTAATAGAGATATAAAATAATTTAGAGTGACTATATATTGAGATATAGTATCAAGACAAATATAAATATGGTAGATAGTAAAAAAGATGCCGTTATAGACATCTTTTACTTAATCTTTTTTTAAAGCAGTTCTTTACGGGTTATTTTCCGTATACTTTTTTTGTAAATAAGCACTACGTTTTCTGTTTTCTGCTTTAAGTTTTGAAGGCTTTACATACTCCGTACGATTTTTTAATTCAGCTAATATATCAGAATCTTTAAGCATTTTCTTCCACTTACGTAAAGCGAATGAAAGATCTGATTTATTATCAAAAGGCAATTTAGGAACTTTAACTCCTGTCATTACACCCGGAATGATGCTTTCGAAATGTTTTTGTTTTTTACTCATAACTTTTTATTTTGTATTAATATAATAACTTATTCACAATAAATCAAATTTATTTTAAAGCTTCATTAACTTTATAATACTTGCTAAGTACTGAACCCATATCTTCATATGCAGCTTCTAAACGTTGTTGCATTCCTGACATCTCTGTAGCAGTCTTTTCAAATACTTTAAATGCTTCATTCATTTGTTTCATATGACGTGATACTGTAACATTATCAAACCAATGTTCTGATTCTTCAATAGTTAAGTTTTCAGCAACGCCAACAATACCTTTTAATGTTTCAGCTACTTCTTTCAATCCTTGTGCACGATAAATCATTTCTCCTAATTTATGATACTCTGACACTGCACGTAAAAAATCTCTTTTTTGCTCAGATGAAACTTTCTTATCTTCATCTCCGCCGATATTCTCATTAAGAATATTTTTCAATAATTGTTGTTCAAACTTTTTCATTATTTTAATCCTTTAAGTATTCTATTAATACCAGTTAAGTTTTTTAATACTGCAGTTGAATAACGACTAAACTGCACATATCGTTGTTGTAGACTAGGATCAGTTACTGATAATTCTTCTAATTTAGTCTGTGCATCTGATAAGGCAATTCGTATTTCTTTAGCTATATCAGTTAATGTATCAAACTCTGTTGTATCTACTTCTACCGGTTCTTCTGCACTAACTTCATCAGGTACGACTTCAGGCGTTTCTTCTGTAAGCTTTTTGCTAGTACTAATACCCCAAATACCTTCTGTTAGGATTTTATCATTTGACTTTGATTTACCGCCAAATAACTGTGCATAACGATTTTTTAAATCTGTCATTTTGTTTCCTATTAAATATTAATTTCTCGTGGAATATTTCCGTACGGGTCCGGAGCAATACCAGTACCTTTTTTACCTGGACGATTAAATGGTCCATAAGTACTAGCATGTGATGAATCAAATAGGCTATTAAAAAATTTCTTACCATTTTTTGGATTACCTAATTGAGCATTTGCCAGTGGAGATATATTAGTACCTAATATAGTACCAGTACCCAATTGACCTGGATTAGTTGGTCCATATGCGGACTTATGAGCTAAATCTATTAGTGCCATAATTAGAACTCCATGATTATATCAGAAATTAATCGTTCAATATTTCCGTAACGATTAGATCCTGTTTTGTTAATTGATTCATTTACCGGAGAAAGGAATGCTCCATGTGTCGATGGATTACTTACAAAATCAAAAGCAATTAATTCAAAATCTGGTTGAACTTCCATTGCCTGATTTCCTTCGCGCATTACTTCTTTAACTGACCCTAATCCACGTGAACTAATTCCTAATTTAATTCCAGCTTGGAATAATGATTTAAGAATGTTACCCGACGGCGTAGGTAATACTTCTACTGTACCCATTAGATCTGGTCCTTTCCATCCCATTGATACAATGTTATGAGAAACGTTGTTTAAGTTAACAACTGATGAATCTGGATGGTCTAACTCTCCTAATGCTCTACGTTCGGCGATAAATGTACTTTCATACTTTTTAGCTTCACGCATTAATATTTCCATTGGATATACACGTCCGTTTTGGTTACGTGCATCAGCTCTTTGAAGAACTCCAGTAACAATTAATTTACCATTATTATTTGCTAATGATTCATTAATGGCTTGAGGTGATACTTCAAATACCCCATAATCTACTAATAATTGCTTAGACATTATTTTAATCCTTGTATATATAATCCTGAATTGACGAATTGTTGATGTTGTTCATAACGCTTACGTTCATCGGAATATTTACGTTTAGCCTGTTCCATAGTTAAATTTTTATTCTCAGCTGCGTTATAAAATTGTTGCCATGTACGATTTAAAATCATTGTGATAACTCCTTTAATTTGTTTGACAATCTAACTATGCGTTCATTTATTTTAGAAAATCTTGCACTAGTATTTTTCCAAAAATGAGATGAATCAACGCCCATTTCAGTTTTTAGTCTTAAATTATTATGTACAATCTTTTCCATTTCTCCTAGCATCTTATTAACTTCAGCAATTCCATTATTTACTTTTTGTGCTGGGGTAGATGTAGGATCTTTTTTATAGTCTCTATATGAGACTGCTTCTTCAATACTATATCCTGACGGCGATTTGTAATTAACACTTGGATGAATATATCCTAATCGTTTAAGTGATTCAAATATAGCCATTATAGCGTCAGGTCTTCTATATCCATTCTTTGTAGCTAACGCTTGAACAAATTTATCAACAGCTTTATCTAATGTTGGATTTGAAGCTTCATTTATTGTAGACTGCACGCCGTACATTTCAGACATCATCTTTTTGTATGTAGACTTATTTTCATTCCAAATAGGTTTGAATATTTTATTAGTCTTCTTAACCGGCTTCATGCCACCTTGACTTAAAGTATCTGTATCTGCCTTGCCGAATGCATATGGAGTTTGATATCCAGGTACGCCTGCAGTCGTTGACATCTCATCTAATCCTTGATGACTAGTTAATTCAACATCATTATCCAATAAAATATCTGATAATGTTTGAATCACTTCTTGGTCATCTGTTGCAAACACGTTAGTACCATATGGTACAAGTGTTTTATCACGTAATGCTTTTCTTAATAAAGTATCATTTTGTATAGCTTCTACTGCCTTACGAGCATCACGAACTGCTATCTCAACATAATACGGTTCATCAACGCCTAATGCATTTTCATCCATCTTAGCAACTTTACCTAAACGTTTATGTAAATATTTATCAGACTTATCAGCATCCCCGTCATTGTCTAAATCTTTATCTTCTAAATCTTCAAAGTCTTTTCCAGCTTCTTTATCAGATACTCGATCTACGCCTTCATTTAATTGACGGAATTTTTTTTCCATTTCTTCAAGAAATTTCATTATACTCCTTGACGTTTAAATACGTAAACTAATCCGCTATTAGCACTACCGCTAATAGAAAATAGTGACAAATCATACATTGTTTTTGCAGTAAGATCAGTTAATCCTATAGTGCCGCCTGCAGATAAACTAGCTGTTAAGCCTGTTCCTGTAACTACTAGTACAGCCCCGTATCCATAATTTGAACCGGTAAAGATAGTCTGGCCACCTGTAATTGTTTGTACTGTAGTATACTTACCGGGATGACCTAGTCTTTCAAATTGACTTACTTGAGCATTTGTATAATCGTTTGTATATGGTCCTTGAACTGGCATATTATCCTTTTACTTTATTTAGTTCATCTACTAATTCATAATACTTTAACATAGTCAATACATCTTTATCTTCTATAGTATGTTTCTTATTAATTTGATTAAGTAGATTAGCAACTTCTGTCAATTTGATACGTAAAACTTTACTTGGAATTGTAGTTTTTAATTTAGTCAATTGATCTTGCAATGTCTTTGTTTCACGTAAAACGTATTTTTTTAATTCAGTTGAATTAGTTACATTGTTAATATACTCACGTAACATTTGCTTTTGTGCTTTTGATAAAACAGAATATTTTTCGTTGAACTTCTCAACCATAATCTTTGAAGCTAAAATACGCAAATCCTTTTGTTCAGCTACTAATGCTGATTTAGTATCTGTTGATTTTTTTGCTACTGTAGCTACATGTTCTAAAATAGCAAATTTATTTTCAACATATTCCTTTGGATCATCAGCTTCTGCATGTTCAAATAATTTATAAATAGCAGCGTGTAATTTATAATTGCTAACACGTGATTTGAAAAAGTCTTCAATATTAAAAGCCGAACGTATTTCTTTAATTAAGTTATACTTTTCTCTTTTCAGTAAAGCTTCATTAATAGTTTTTCTAGCAGTAGTAACTGCTGTCACAAAAGTCTCTGCCTTTGCATTAGTAAATTTTTCTTCATGAAGTGAACGATAAAGTTTCAATTCCTGAGCTAAAAGAGAATTTGGTTTAAAATTTCTTTTAATGATACGTAATGCCTTTGAATCTCGGTTGTTCATTGTATCCGATGCTACTTGTCTTACCAAAAGCTCGAAAATCAAACCGGTATTTTTTACTTTTGAATGTTTAATTCGTTTCATTAAATGCGTCCTGTTAGTACGTATATTTTTAATAAATATGTGTTAATTGACAAACTATTGGTCTAATAATTGGCGTTCATCTAACATAGTTCCTGCATCCATATCTTTTATCTCTTCATTCAAAGATTGTTTCAATACTTTAGCAGATTTAAATTTAGATTTCATTGAGTCTATTATAGCTTTTGAGTTAACATGCTCAACACTTAACGGCGACCCGTTTTTAAAATTATGTTGTAATGGCGACTTGTCAATACTTAACGACTTACTCATTTCTTTAGCTCCTAACGGATCTCTACCATGCGGACTTGAATGTTTACCCCAAGTACTAACATCTTTAGGACGACCAGGGCCGGCTACATGTTCCTGTTCTAATGGAATATCTGCTCCTAACTTATTTGCAATATGCATTGAAGCGATATCATGAGGTGTTCCAAAACTCATATTAGTTTTAACAGGGTCATTACCTTCACTAGTAATTTGTTCTTTACGGAAGTCTTGTTTAAGATCTTCAATTACTTGTTCTTGTTCGGTTTGCCATTCTTGTTGAGTTAAGTTGAAGATATTTTCATAAATCCATTTTTCTGAAAATAACTTAGACTCTTTAAGATTTCCTGCTAATTCAACTTTAGTAGCTAAAGTTTCTAATTTTTGCTTTTCATAAATTAATGAAGGATTTGTTAATGATATTGTAAAGTTAATTAAATCTTCACCTTCGAACCCTTGTGCATATAAATGTATAATTGCAATCTTAGTTAACTCTGATACAAATATTTTTTGTATACGTTCTATTGTTCTGGCAAAACGTACATCCTCTGCTGCTAATGTCGACTTACCTTCTACACCTTCATCGTATCCTAAGAATGCTTTTGGAATCTTTAATGCGGCATGCATTTTATTTCTTAAGTATTCAATATCATCAATTTGACCATCATTACTTAGGCCAGGTAATGATTCAATAGCGGTTCCAGATTCGCCTCCGCGCACTGGTAGGAAATAATCTTCTAACATGTTTTGCATATTAAATTTAAGATTATACTCTCCGGTTTGTTCATTCATATATGGAATCTTTTTCATTTTTTGAATGATAGAATCGATATGAGAATCAACTTCTCCCGGTGGCAAATTACCTACATCTATTTTAAAAATTCTACGCTCAGGTGCACGCATAATACGATGAATCAACATCGCATCTTCCATTAACATTAATTGTTTCCATACCTTACGCGCCGGCTCTAACATTGACTTACCATATGGAAGGAAGTTAGTATCTGATAACATTCGGAAGTGTGCTACTTGATAATTTTCCATAGGCTGTCTATCAGACCCGCCTCTACCCATTGAATATGTTGTATGAGAGCCTTCAAATAAGAATCTATATGCGTACGGATTTTCTGGATCATACCCTTCTTCACGACGTACTTCATATGCTGAAAGTGGTACTACGTTAATAATACCTAATTCTTCTTCAATATCTAGATACAAAAAGAAATCACCGTACTTGCAGGCATTTCTAATCCATGGCCATAAGTTGTAATCTATATTAAGTATATCATAGAATAAATTACGTAACACTTTATAGACTTCATTATTAGATGTAGAAATGGTTAATGTATCCCCATCTGCGTCTTTTACTGTAGATTCGTCCGCATAAATATCTAATGCCGATGCTAATATTGGATCCATATCCATTGATTCGTAATCAGAAAACAATTCTAATTTAGAAGTATGAAATGTATACGATTGATTATACGTACCATAAGATTGTCCACGTTGCAATCCAGCAAATCGGTCAATATATCTGTTACTTGATAATGCACCAGATGATTGTAATCTATTAGTATCAATAGCTTTAAGTTGGTTTTTACCTATTCTTCTAACAATAACGTTAGTTGAGAATAACCGTCTTAACCGACTCGATAATGAAGTGTCTGCCATAATTTATCTCTTTTTTATAAATATCAAATTAGCCATTTAAGGCCATCTTTTTCTCCGTTCCAATCCCATGCCCCTCTACTAGAATTTCCGTTGGATGTATAAACACCTTTCGATTTTCCAAAGTAGCCTAAGGATTTTCTGGATAGATCGATTCCTTGTTGACGTAAACGTAATGCCGTATCACGTACCCATAATGCAATTGCAAATGACATTACCAAGTCATCATTGTAACCTCTTTGAGCTTCTGCTCTACTACCGTTCCAGATAAATACATATAATTCATCTGTTAAACGTTTACTTTTTATAACTGGACTTTTTTCTCTGAAATACGTTTCTAATTTAGAAATCATTAAAGGTCTAGTCTTTGAAGTAGTTGAAAATCCGGGAACTTTATCTCCCTTAGATTTCAAATCATATCCTTTTGATAAATGTACATCTTCATCTACATAAGCATCTTGTCGATATGAATAGTATAAATTTTCATAGTTACGGTCAATAGCAACTTGTAATACTGCCCAGCCTATATTTGCATTTTCAATAACTAGTAATGCGTTATTATATTCTGTAGCAACTGATACTAACATATTACCGTATTCAGTTGTACCTAACTTACCGCGATATTCCGCAACCTGTGTCATGCTTTCGATTTCTATAACATGAAACGCGGAGTTATCAGCACCGTCGCCGCGAGCAACGTCAGCTACTACTGCATAACTTTTACTAGTACCATATTCTGGGTAATCCCATATCCATAAATTACTATCAAACCCTCGTTTTTCTTTAGGTTCTTGTACATATGTTTGTTCATACCATTGTATAATAGGGCCGTCAACTACTGTATGACCGGATGATATAAAGTCACAGTCGCATTCCTGTGCAGCTTCTTTATCTCCTAGCAATCGTGTCTGTTCTTCACGCCATGTCTCATCACGATCAGGGTGAACTGTCCAGTGCAGTTTAATCGGATTAAATTGTCCTCCAGCTTCAGCATCTACCCATAACTTATGGAATAAATTACCAGTACCGTTAGGTGTAGATAATATAATAGCACCTCCACCTGTTGCTAATGTTTGCTGTGCTGATGTCCATATTTCATCAATACCTTTAATGAACGCAGCTTCATCAATTACTAATAATGATAATGCTTCAGAACGACCTGATGTTCCTGCACTAGATACGGCTTTGATTTGAGATCCGTTCTTGAAACGTAATGATAATTTATTATCTTCAATTGATTTACCTTTTAGCCAGGCCGGTAAATTATCGTGCATTACTCTTACTTTCGTTACTAAGTTTTTAGCAACGTCTTGAGTAGTTGCAATAACTAGAACGTTATAGTCATTCTTAAATAACATAGCCCAAAGAGCATATCCTGCTGTTAAAGTTGATATACCTAATTGACGTGATTTAAGAATAATGTTATATCGATTATCTCGTAAGTCATGTAATGTCTCTTCCTGAAAAGGATATAGATTAAAATACATCTTTCCTTTTGTCGGGTGTTGAATTATACAATACTTACGCATAAAATGCACAGGGTCAGCTGCACATTTTTTATATTCGTCTGCTATTATTTCTTTTAATGACTTTGACATAACTATTCAATATATAAAATTTATAACGTAAAAACAAGAATACATGTAGGAATTGCAATTAATAATGCAGACCCTCCAATAATTACACCATTACGTTGTCTACGATATTTTCTAGCCTCTTTAACGGCTAATTCAATTTGTACATTTTTAGCATCTACAATTTGTTTATATGAATTAATATCGTTTATATACGTAGTTTCTTTTTTCTGATGATTTAGAATAATAGAATTTTTTAAGGCTATTGTATTACCTAAATCTGTATTAATACTATATACTAGTGCAAGTTCTCGTCTAGCTTGGTCACCTGATTCTAGATCCATAATAATTTCTTTCATTGTACCCGGAGGTAAACAAACTAAACTATCACTCAGAATATCTTTTTGTGAAATAGCTGTTAATGTCATCATTAGAAAAGCTATTAACATGATTAATTGTTTCTTCATATTCCTTCCGTAATTGTTGTATTTCTTTTTGTTTTTTAATAACACTTGTTTCTATTTTAACGATTGATTTGTTTAGAGAATCAATTTGCAGATTAAGCTTTGCACGTATATTAGCATCATTATCTATTACTACATTTAAACTATCAATTTGATGTTGTAGTTTATACCGTTGCACATCGATAGGCAGCTCAGGTTTTCTAAATGATAATACTATTACTATTAGTGTTAGAAAGGCAATACTGCCTACTAACGTATAAAACCATATATTTGAAATTGTTTTCATTATGCTC